TGGTATGCTACACGGCCGTATTAAGGTTTATATCGATCCTTACTTCGGTGGTTCAGCAAACGGCGACGAGCTAGTAACCGTTGGTTATCGTGGTTCTTCACCATTCGACGCTGGTCTATTCTACTGCCCATACGTTCCACTACAGATGGTCCGTGCAATCGGTCAGGATACCTTCCAGCCAAAGATTGGCTTCAAGACTCGTTACGGCATGGTTGCTAACCCATTCGCAACCACCGCTGGTGACGGCGTTGTTGGTAGCCGTGATGTTTCCGGTCAGGCAAACATCTACTACCGTATCTTCCGTGTTCGCAATCTAACCTAAGTTAGATGCGTGGCGAAAGCCAAAACTTAAGAGCGGGGCCTTCGGGCTCCGCTTTTTTTATGACTAAATAACTGACGGAGGAATCTAATGACAACCAAATCAGTTCTGACAACTACACCAGAGAATACATCTATTCTTCAACCTACGAAGTTTACTTTCTTTATTCCTGATAAGCCATTTCTAAGATACTTTTGTCAGACAGTCACAATTCCTTCTGTGTCATTAACTCCTATTGCTGTTCCTACTCCTTTCGTTGATACATATAGACACGGCAGTAAAATGACATTTGAGCCATTAGTGATTACCGCATTGATGGACGAAGATTTGCGTGTATGGCATGAAACATACAAGTGGATGAATAGTCTAGGACAATCTTCTAATCTTGATAAGTATCCAAGAAGATCATTGAAAGATACTAATCCTCTTTACTTTGATGGATATCTAACAATCAATACAAACTCTAACAATCCTAATATTCGTATCAAATTCTTGAACTGTCACCCCACAGATGTTGGCGGTATCAACTTTGACACCAAGCAAGATGCTGATAACATTCCTACCGCAGACTTCACATTCCGTTACGATGTGTTTGAAATTGAACGCTTGACATAACCGTTTATTTCCACTATAATTGTTAGTATTTTTGTCACATGGAGGTATGCGGTGAATCTTAAACCACCAGTAGCTATTGAAGATTTGATGAAGGAATGGTCAGAGGATACTAAACTCGATTCTTCCGCTATTGATTTGGAACTCTTGAAGATTTCCAATCTACACGGTAAGTATCTTAACATTATGTCCTATCATCGTCATCTTGTCCGTAAGATAGATACGGACTTTAAAAACATGAAAGGCTTGCGTGAAGATTACTATGCTGGTCATCTTACACAGGAAGAATGTGATAAGCGTGGTTGGGAGTATATGCAGCATGTTCATTCTAACCCCAAGATTGCTAGACTACTCGAAACTGATCCCGAACTAAATAAACTGTTGCTTAAGAAAATAGCACACGAAGAAATTGTCTCCTATTGCGAGTTTGTTCTTAAATCTCTAAACAATCGCACATGGGACCTAAAGACATACACAGACTATAGAAAGCACTTTGACGGTAGATAATGGAACACTTGATCATTAGGAATTTGAATGAGTCTTATATTCATGTCACCTGTAGTGAAGGTGTAGCATGGGAACTCAGAGACGCATTCTCATTCCGTCCTCCCGGGTTTCAATTTGTCCCTTCTTACAAAATGAAACTCTGGGATGGATATCTTCGCCTCTTTGATGCCAATAAGCGTATCATTCTTCGTGGTCTTGCTCCTCAGGTAATGGAGTGGATACGCAAGAGAGGTTATACCTATGAGTATGAGGATGAACAGTATGGCACATCATTTTCAGTGGAAGAAGCAAATGAGTTTATTGAAAAACTCAACCCCAAGCATCCTCCTAGAGACTATCAGCTTAACTCTTTCGTTCACGCAATACGCTCTAAGCGTCGTCTTGTGCTGTCTCCTACTGGTTCAGGCAAGTCTTTGCTTCTTTACTTGGTCTCTATGTATTTGCTTACCAAAGGGAAGAGAGGTCTTATCATCGTTCCTAGGTCGGCGCTTGTAGAACAGTTATTCTCCGACTTTCAAGACTATTCTGTAAAGAATGGTAAGGATATGAATAAGTATTGTTGGAGAGTATATTCAGGTCGTGATAAAGAGGCAGAGCATCCTATCATCATATCTACCTGGCAGTCACTACAAAGATTACCTAAAGAATACTTTCAGAAGTTTGATTATGTAATCTGTGACGAAGTTCATCAAGCACAAGCAAAGGCACTATCTGATATCATTTCTAAGTGTACCAATGCTGCGTATCGTATCGGTGTTACTGGTACTCTATCTGGTGCTAAGACGCATGAATGGGTGCTTACCGGTTTGTTTGGTGAAATCTATAAAGCAACTACATCTAAAGAACTGATGGATAAGGAACAGCTTGCTAAACTAACCATCAAGTGCCTGTTGCTAAAATACTCTGACGAAGAATGTCAGTATATGAAGACTGCCGACTATCAGGCAGAGATTGACTATATTGTATCTAATAAGGAGCGAAACAAGTTCATTGTAAATCTTGCCCTCTCCTTAGAGGGCAATACTCTACTGCTATTTAACTATGTGGAGAAGCATGGAGCCGTTTTATACGACATGCTAAATAAGCGTGTAAAAGAAGGCAGAAAAGTATTTTATATACATGGAGGAACTGAGGTTGAAGACCGAGAAGAAATTCGAAGGATCGTCGAGAACGAGCGTAATGCTATTATTGTTGGGTCCGTTGGTGTTTTGTCTACTGGTACTAACATCGTGGCCTTGGATAACGTCATATTTGCATCTCCTTCCAAGTCCAAGATCCGTAACTTACAATCAATCGGTAGAGGGCTTCGGGTTAGTGACAAGAAAAAATCCGCCACTCTCTATGACATTGCCGATGACTTTAAGTGGAAAGCAAGAGAGAACTTTACCCTTAAGCATTTCTTTGAAAGACTCAAAGTCTATGGTGAAGAAGGGTTCGAGTTCAAAATCTACAAAATAAACATGAAGGATAGATGATGGATGATTACAGTGAATATCCTAGAGCAAAGTTTATTCGTCTCGATAATGGGGATGATTTAATAGCGGAAGTAGTAGAGGTTGGTGATGATGATAATCTAATGTATCATCTTTATCATCCTCTTAAAGTTGTTTATATACCTTCTGAGAAAACTGGCTTCTATAGTATTGCTTTTATGCCATGGGTCTTTCCTAGAATGGTTGAAACGCAAGAATTTACTTTACAATCCGAAAAAATTATGATAATAACAGATGTATCAGAAAAAACTAATGCGTCCTATTGGGAAAGTGTTAGTGAGTACCTAAAGTATAATGATCCTGCCAATGACGAACTAAGTCTTACAGAAGAACAGGAAGATAGTATAGCCGAGGCTCTTGAAGCATTCGCACAGAAAAGGATATATCACTAATGGCAACGACCACCACAAAAGAAACTAATCCATATCTCACATTTGACGATGCGGACCTAACCGATGATTTCGGCTTTTCTTTCGGTAACGAAGACGACATTATCGCAGACGCCATCGCACCGACACAAGACGAAGTGGCCGATCTTAAAAAGAGATTAGAAGCTATTAGGAAGATTTATATGCCTTTGCTACAGAACCTAGCAAAGAACTCCGATCAGCCTATCATCAAGTGGCCTAACAGAGGTCCTATCCTTGAGAAGCAGATAGCGAAACTTATTACACTTACCGAACCAGGGTTCAAGTAAGGTGAACTTGCTAACGCAAGTTTGTCTCGCTTCGCTCGACGGTTGCTCTTGGTTAAGGTTTAGGTGGTGGTTTCTTAAAGACCATTATACCCTAAGTTGAAAATGTTGTCAAGCCCAAAAATGAAAGAAAGTGAATAAAATGGCAAAAAAAGTTAAGCGTCATTATGTAGATAATAAGAAGTTTTTGGAAGAGATTGTAGAATACAAGAAACAGTGTGCCTATGCAGAACAGCATGGACTAACAAAGCCTGTTATCTCAAACTACATTGGTAAGTGTATTAAGGACATTGCGGAGCATCTTAGCACCAAGCCTTTGTTCATGAACTACTCATATCGTGATGAAATGATATCGGATGCAATTGAAAACTGTTTCATGTATTTCGATAACTTCAATCCCGAGAAGTCAGAGAACCCCTTTGCATACTTCACACAGATTAGTTACTACGCCTTTCAGAGAAGGAAGAACAAAGAAAAGAAGAACAAATATATAATGTATAAGAGGTTTCAAGAAAGTGTTCTGCATACTAATGATGCCTCACTTATGATTGATGCCGATGGAAATCACTTGATTTCTTCAAACATCTATGATAACATTAATGACTTCATACGAGATTTTGAGGAAAGAGAACTTCTAAAGAAACTCGAAAGAAAGAAGGCCAAGGAAGGCTTAGAAAAGTTTGTTGAAGGAGAGAATGATGACGGAAGAGAATCAGTATGATGTGCCCTTTCAGGTACAGACATTGATCACATCCCTTAAGAATAAAGGTGAGCGTGTTCATATTCGTAGTAACTATCGAATGAGACTAGAAGGTATTCGTAAAGCTATTGATAAGGCTTTACTAGAATATGATCAGGAAATGGTTCAGTCAACTCGATATAAGATGGGACCACGATAATGGACACGGATGATATTGTTAAAGAGATTGAGCAAAACTTAGAATGGTTTTGTGATAAGATCGTAGAACCTGTTCCGCTTAACCCTGAGGATAAGCAGAAGGTGTTTCGTAGAATGATCAATTTGGGATGGATAAGACAATCCGAGGTTGATATCTATAATGAAATTACCAAAGACGATTGACAATATCATCTTTATGATATATACTGTTTCTTTGAACTTAATACTAGACTTTAAGGATTGGGTATGGCAAAGATTGCGATGGTAACAGATACACATGCCGGGGTCAGAAATGACAACCCGGCATTTCAGTTGTATCAAAAGCAATGTTGGCAATGGTTTTTCAATCAGATTGATGAACATGGTATCAAGCATATCATTCATCTTGGTGATATCTATGATCGCCGTAAGTATATCAACTTTATGTCTGCCAAGCGCCTTCGTGAAGATTTCTTTGAACCTCTAGCAGAAAGAGGTATTGAAACGCATATCGTTGTTGGTAATCATGATATGTATTACAAAGATACTCACGAGGTCAATGCTCTAGACGAAGTTGTCCGTGGTAGATACTCTAATATTAACATCTATTCAGTTCCTGAAATCATCAACATTGATGGCTTAGACATTCAGCTAATGCCATGGATCACAGACTCCAATCGTGCAGAAGCACTAGAAGCAATCACCAAACCTAAAGCATCTATTCTCATGGGTCACCTTGAGTTGACAGGCTTTACAATGCATAGAGGACAGATATCAGACCATGGTATGGAACGCATCGCATTTGATAAATTTGATAAGGTATATTCAGGTCACTATCATCATCGTAGCACTATTGGTAATGTATCCTATATTGGCGCTTTTGGAGAATATACTTGGCATGATTATAATGATCCCCGAGGTTTTTCGTTATTTGATACGGGGTCCAGAGTTTTAGAGTTCGTCCAGAATCCATATAGAATGTTTAGGATTGCAAAGTATGATGATGTTGCTAATCCTGAAATCGTAGAGAAGATACAGAAAACAGACTTTTCTAGATATAAGAATACTTATGTTAAGCTTGTTGTTATCAATAAGTCTAACCCATATGCCTTCGATCTACTATTTGATTCTATCTATAAGGCAAGTCCTTTAGATATCACGGTCGTAGAAGATCCAACAGTTCTCTTAGAGAACGAAGAAGCAGACGAAGTAAATGAAGCGGAAGATACCCCTACGATCCTTCGTAAGTATATCGATACGCTAACATTACCATTAGATAGCGGTAAAATGAAACACTTTATGATGGACATATACAATGAGGCCTTACAGGTCGAGACTGTATAAATACTTCGATAAACTTAAGGAAGTTTGATATGATTAAAAAGAATTTACCATGGATTATACTTATTGGACTGACCATCGGTCTAGTTGCCTTTATGTTTGATAATCCTAAACAGAAAGCAATCAGTGAAATCGGCTACAGTGACTTTATTGCACAAGTCGATGCTGGAAGAGTTCATGATGTAACAATTATAGGAACCGAAGTTGTCGGACATTATATGGATAACCGACAGTTCACCACCACAGTCACCGGAGTTAGTAATCTACTCCCTCGCCTTGAACAGCACAAAGTAAATATCACAGTTAAAGAAGAACAAGGTAATTTTTGGTTTGGTCTATTGATCAATCTACTTCCTGTTTTCCTATTCTTCGCACTATGGATTTTTCTATCACGAGGTCGAGCCGGAGGTCCGGGCGGTGTTATGGGACTTGGTAAGTCTAAGGCCAAACTTCTTACTGAAAATCAGACTAAGGTAACATTCGATGATGTTGCTGGTGTTGATCATGCCAAAGAAGACTTGCAAGAGGTTGTAGAGTTTCTACAATCACCAGAAAAGTTTCATAGACTTGGTGGAAAGATTCCAAAGGGTGTTCTACTCGTCGGACCTCCAGGAACAGGTAAGACACTGTTAGCAAGAGCGGTTGCTGGTGAAGCAAATGTTCCTTTCTTCTCTATCTCTGGTTCCGACTTCGTTGAAATGTTCGTCGGCGTTGGTGCTAGTCGTGTTAGAGATATGTTTGAACAAGCAAAGAAGAATGCACCATGCATTATCTTCATTGACGAAATCGATGCTGTTGGTCGTTCAAGAGCAAACGGTATATCAGGTAATGATGAGCGTGATCAAACACTAAACGCTATGCTAGTTGAAATGGATGGCTTTGAAACTAATGAAGGCATTATCATTGTCGCTGCTACAAACCGTGCAGATGTTCTAGATAAGGCTCTATTGCGCCCTGGTCGTTTTGATCGTCAGATTCAAGTTCCTAACCCAGACTTTATTGGTCGTGAAAAGATCCTTAAGGTTCATACTCGCAAGGTTCCAATTGGTTCTGATGTTGATCTAAAGCGAGTTGCAAAGGGAACACCTGGCTTCTCTGGTGCTGACCTTGCTAATCTAGTCAATGAAGCGGCTTTGCTTGCTGCTAGAAGATCAAAGCGTATCGTTACTAGTATGGAGTTTGAAGATGCTCGTGATAAGATCCTTATGGGTCCTGAGCGTCGTTCACTAATGATGACTGACGAAGAAAAGAAGATGACTGCATATCACGAAGCTGGTCATGCTCTAGTCTCTCTTAACATGCCTGGTTCTGTTCCAATTCACAAAGCAACAATCATTCCTCGTGGTCGTGCTTTGGGTATGGTTCAGTCCCTACCAGAGCGAGATAAAATCTCCATGCACTATGATGAAATGATCGCCAATCTAGCAATGGCTATGGGTGGTCGTGTAGCAGAAGAAATGATCTTTGGTGATGACAAGGTATCTTCTGGTGCATCTGGTGACATTCAGATGGCAACTCAACT